CACTTAAATTCGAGCGTTGGAGTAAACCAATGTACGGATTTAAAGAAAAACTGGCTAGAAACTGTTTGGACAATGCAGATATGACTGACACAGTGGCGCTAGTAAACCACGACTATAACCTTGTTTTAGGGCGTGTGGGATTGAATTTAACGCTTGCTATCGATGACATCGGATTGAGATTCGAAATTATCCCGACCGATACAAGCTATGCAAAAGACTTACTTGCAAACATGAGGGCAGGAATCATTACGAAATGTTCATTCGCATTCACGATTGACGTAGACGGTCAAGAGTGGAAAACGGGTGAAGAATATGACGAACGAACGATTACGAAAATTAAGAAATTGTATGATGTTTCGATTGTTACTGATCCAGCGTATGACGATACCGAAGCGGTAACGAATATGCGCAGTTATGAAGAATTTAAAAATAATAACCGTAACCGTGAAATCGAGTTACTAGATCTTGAAATGGAAATTTTAAAATAAAAGGAGATTTATAAAATATGAACGAACGTGAATTAAGAAAAGCATTAGCAGAAAAACAAGAAGCATACAACTTAGCTAAAAAAGAAGGCAAATCAACTGAAGAATTACGCTCTATTGTGGAAGAAACAAAAGAATTACGTGCGCAATTAGAATTAGAATTAGAAATGCGCTCAAATTCTATTCCAGAAAAAACAGAAGTAGTTGAACCAGAAGTACGTAAAGAAGATGTAGACATCGAAAAAGAATATCGTAATATCTTTATGAAAATTGTTCGTAACCGTGTGACAAACCAAGATAAAGAAAAATTACACGAATTAGAAGAACGTGCAAAAGATAACCCAACAGCAACACCATTCTTAAAATCTGACACAGACGAAAACGGTGGTTACATCGTACCTAAAGATGTTAAGACTGAAATCAACGAATACAAACGTACTCAATTATTCGACTTATCACAATTAGTTACTGTGGTAACAACTAAATTTACAAAAGGTTCTCGTGTGTTTGAAAAATTAGAAGACCAAACAGCGTTTGCCAACATTGATGAATGGGATAAAATCGAAGATATTCCAGCACCTAAATTCGAAAAGAAAGAATATGCGATGAAATCATTCGCAGGTATTCTTCCAGTACCACGTCAATTATTACAAGATACTGATGCATCACTTATGGCATTCTTAGCACGTTTTATTGCTAAAAAATCATTGTTCACTCGTAACTCTCAAATTTTAGCAATCCTTAACGGGTTAACAAAACGTACTAAAGACATTGTATATACAGACGATTTAAAAGCTATCTTAAATAAAGAATTAGACGGTGTGTTCACTGCTGGTGCTAAAATCGTTACTAACCAAGACGGATTCAACTGGTTAGATACTTGCAAAGACGAAAAAGGTAACTACTTAATGCAACGTGATGTGACATCTTCTACTGGATTCTCATTATTCGGACATGAAGTGGTAGTTGTTCCTAACTCTACATTAAAATCAACAGGTACAAAAGCACCTGTATTCGTAGGTGACTTAAAAGAAGCTGTAATGTTATTCGACCGTGGCGAATATGAAGTGTTATCTACTGAAGTAGGCGGAGATGCATTCCGTCGTAACTCTCATGACATTCGTGTTATCGACCGATTCGATGTACAAAAATGGGATGCTGATGCAGTTGTTGCAACTGAAATCGACACTACAAAAGACCCTGCGTTTCCTTCTACTGGTAAAAAAACACCAGCAGCATAATTAGATAAAGGGGGTATAGATGTATGATTGTAACCCCACAGGAAATAGCAACAATCCACAGATACGATGAAGAAGAACTACCGTTTATTATTGATTTAATCAGAGGGGCGGAGTTCTTCTTATTTACTGCTGGAGCATATAAACCAACCAACCCACTGACTAAGGCTGTAACGGAATTAATCGTGGGTTTTTGGTTGGAAAATCGGGAATCGAATTATACAGATTACATTAAAATCGGGCAGTTCCCGTTGGGTATGCAGTCGCTTATTTTATCGATTAAATACTCACAGGAAGAAAACAAAATGCCTGTGCAAGAATAGGTGGTGTGAATCATGAGAAAGGTAAGAGCGAATGATTTCAGACATCACATTCAATTCTACGAGCAAAAGGATATTCCGAATGGTCGTGGATATGATACGCAGTGGATTCCAGTATTCAAATTATGGTGCAGGGAAAAGGTAATCTTCCGTGAACAGCTTGAATCTGTTATATCGGGTGGGAATACCTTACGTGACCGTAAAGAACTGGAAACACGATACACAACGAAATTAAGTACTGAACATCGGTTTAAATACAAAGATAAACTGTATGAGATTTCGATTGTGGGAGATTCAGTAGGAGATTGCAAGACGATACGTTTTCTAGGTGAAGCAGTTGTGGACGGTGGTGCATAAATGGGTGGCAATTTAGAAATAAAAGGTATTGATGAAACTTTGGCTAAACTACGAAATATAAGCGTTACGGTTGATAGAAATAAAAATCGAATCATCCGTGATAGCGCAGAACCTTACATGGAAGCACTCAAAAAAATCACACCGTATGATTCAAGGGAGAATCGTAGACATCCGCAACACGCAAAGGAACACATTGTGCGCACGAACGTAGTACACAATGAAGATGGAGATAGTATCGTTAAAGTAGGTTATGACAGTGATACAGGCTGGTATATGTGGTTTCTTGAAAAAGGAACTTATAGTAAAGGTGCGCCTAAAGGGATTGCACCTAGACACTATGTAGAAATAACATTAGAAAGCACAAAAGGTGAAGTTGCAAAAGTTCAAGAAGAAGGCTTGCGGAGATTAATAGAAAGGTTTACATGATGTTTGATTTAGAAATTGTAATTCAAAAGGCTTTAACGAGCAATAAGACAATCACAGATTATGTTGCAAAATCAAAGCAAGGTTATCCAAACATTGGGGCGAATCGAACCCCACACGGAACATTCCCTTTGATTGAATATCATCAAATTATGGGGAATGATGACAGATTTTGCGATGATAAACTGTGGACACGCACTTATAGATTTCAAGTAGGTATTTATACTGAAAAGGCAGATTATTATAAGGTGCAGGATGCATTGGATAGAACAATGCGCAATATCGGATTTACATGCTATAACGACTATACCTATGCGGTGGATGATACAAAAATCATTCATCGCATTTTTAGTTACACGATTAGCATTGATAAGCCGAGATATAAACAACTATTAAAAAAATACAAATTGGAGAGTGAATAATATATGGCAAGAATTGGTGTAAAAAACTTAACTGTATTCCCTTTAACAAAGGATGATGCAACAGGGGTAACTTATGGAACAGCGGTAAAATGCGCACCATTGATGAAAGTAAGTTTAACAGCAAAAACGGTAGAAGGTTCAGTATACGGTGACGATAGACAGGTTGATGGTAACTTCGGTATTACTGGATATGATATTGTGATTGATACAACTGACTTAACACCAGAGCAACAAGCATTGTTATTAGGTCATAAGAAAGATTCTAAAGGTGGTATCACAGTAAGCACTGAAGACGAAGCGCCTTATGTGGGTGTAGCGTTCGAATCTAAACGCTCTGACAGCAAGGTTGAATATTCTGTTCTTTACAAGGTTAAATTCTCACCTATCAATGAAGAATACGAAACTAAAGGCGAAAACATTACTTATAAGACACCATCATTAGTAGGTAAGGCAATCGCTCGTGAAAATGACGGACAATTAAAATATGCTCTTGTTTCAGCAACTATGCCTGAAGGATGGTATACAACACCACAAAAGGCAGCAGAATAAGTCAAAGGCACGGGGTTAGGAAACTAACCCCTTTTTTATTTAAATCTAGGAGGTAAATATGGAAATTAAAGTTGGTAAAAAAACATATAAAAGCGGAAAACACAACATGCGATTACTTTATGATCTAGCACGATTAAAGAAAGAAATCGAAGACCGATACCGCATTTCGAGTGGAGATGATGAAGAAGCGATTAAAAACTTGATTGATAGCATTGACCCGTTGGCAGATATTGATAGATGTGTGGACTTAGTATGCAGATTCTTTGGAAACCAATTTACAGTACAGGAATTTATGGACGGTTACAAAACAAAATCAGTAAACGATTTTAACTTACTTATTGAAGTAATGACATTAGAAGCAGTATCGGGAGTTACCAACATCCTAGGTGAAGAAAAAAAGTAACTGACCCCGACTTTGATGAAGCAATCGAACTAATCACTTTCATAAAACAACTCTATTCATTCTTAATGAGTAAATATCAGTGGACACCCGAACAGATAGATGTAATGGAATCCACAAAGATTATCGAATTAGAGTTTGGAAATTGGAAGAAAGAATTGGAGAAAGAACCATTAGACACATTGGATTCAATCGAAGGATTTTAGCAGAAAGGAGGTAAATTATGGCAGAAACACCATTTGGGAAATTAGTGGTGGAATTAGGTCTGAACAATGTTCAATTTACTGAAGGAATTTCTGATGCACAAAAGCAATTACGTACATTAAAACGTGCAATCAAGGCTTCTGATGAAGACATAAAGTTGATGGGTAAAGGCTCGCAAGCTGCATCGACTAAAATGCAATTACTATCGCAAGCGTTTAAGACCACGGGGAATGTGGTAGAACACACTAAAATTCAATTACAAATACAAGAAGAACAATTAAGACGATTAAGAGATGTAATTGATGCAACAGGTACTAAGACTAAAGAGCAAACTGCAGCAGAAAAGAAACACGTTGCTCAAATCGAAAAACTAAAAGGAAAATTAGTTGAAGCGACCGCAAGCATGTCTATGTATCGTAGAGAGTATGCAGAAACTGCTAAAGCGCAAGCAATCGCAAACAATAGCTTTATTAAAGCAGGTACACGATTAGAAGCGGCTGGAAAACGTATGACTGAATCGGGTAACCGAATTTTAAACGTTGCTCGTGGATGGACATTCGCAAGTGCAATCTTAGGAACTGGAATCGGCTTAGTTGCAAAACAAGCGATTGACTATGAAAAAGCTATTGCAGGGGTACGTAAGACCACAGACCCTACGACAGCACAGTTACAAGAATTTAGTTTAGGATTCCGTAAAATGTCCACTGAGATTCCAGTTGCAGCTAAAGAGTTAGCGAACATGGGTCAAATGGCAGGGCAATTAGGGATTCGTAATGATAACTTACTAACATTCGTTGAAACGATGGCTAAACTGCAAACCGCTACGAATATCATCGGTGAAGAGGGAGCGGCTGACCTTGCAAAATTCATGAATATTATGGGTACATCGCAAGATAGAGTATCTAACTTAGGTTCTACCTTAGTTGAATTAGGTAACCACTTTGCGACTACTGAACGTGATATTCTCGATATGGGTAAAAACTTAGCAGGGGCAGGTAGACAAATCGGACTATCTGAAAGTGCTGTATTAGGGATTGCAACCGCATTAAGTTCTGTGGGTATTGAAGCAGAAAAAGGTGGTAGTGCATTCTCTAAAGTCATGATTAAGATGGCACTAGCAGTAGATAGCATGGACACTAGCGCAGGAAGCAAGCTAAGTGAGTTTGCTGGTGTAGCAGGTATGACCGCAGAATCCTTTGCAAATATGTTTAAATCACATCCCGAACAAGCGATTGCAGCATTCGTGGAAGGTTTAGGTACAGCAAGTGAAAAAGGCGAAACTGCTATCGGAATCTTGCAAGAAATGGGTATTAAAGAAGTACGTTTAAGAGATACCTTATTACGTGCTGGTGGTGCGTATAAGCTATTCAATGAAGCAGTGAACATGGGTAATAAAGCCTTTAAAGAAAACACTGCATTACAACACGAATTTAATATCTTCAATGAAACCACAGCAAGTAAATTAGAACGTGCTAAAAATAAAATGACTGATCTAGCAATCGAAGCAGGTGGTAAGTTATTACCTGTAATTGCTGATTTACTAGGAAAATCGGGTTATGTCGTAGACGGTATTAAGGGTCTGATTGAAGGATTTTCTAATCTACCCGAACCGATGCAGAAAACCGCATTCGCATTAACTGCTATCGGTTTAGCTGGCGGTCCTGTGTTAGGAGTTATCGGTCAAGCAACGAATACTATCGGATTGTTCACTGGCGGGATCGGGAGCGGTCTTTAAAGCCCGGGGGTATTTCAA